TATTTATTTGTTAAGTTTATCTGAACAGGAGCAGAATCTCTTTTTTTGCGATACTCAGCATACTTTTGACGATCCTCTGCCTTGCTCATGTCTAAGTCCTGAATATTAAATGGTTTTACAGTTTTACCCTCGACACTACTGGTTGATCCTGTTCCAGCTAAAGACCCTTTTCGGAAATGTGGGTTAGCATCTAAAAATTCATTAACTCTATCTTCAATTGTTAATAATTCCCCTTTAGAGTTATATCTAATGTTTTTATTATTATCAAGTATTTCTACTCTACCATCATCATTATAATTAACTTCGTTCTTTAACAAAGATACTACTTGGTCAGGTGCAATAGCATTATTCTTTGAAGCTAAAGATAATATTGAATTATCTACATTAATTGTTTTAACTTTGCTTTTCCAATCAGATAGCTCTTTGTCTTTTTCAGCTATTCTAGCTTTCATAAGATTTTCTAAGTCTGCTTTGGTTTTAGCTTCTTGTATTTGCTTTTCTTTGACAAGTTCTTCTTCTTGCTTTTTAGCTTCGTCTAACATTCTTTGATGTTTAGACTTCTCAGCTTCTAATCTTTGCTTAACAATTCTATCTACATCTTCTTGATTAAATGTTGGTGTTGGTTTCTCGTCAGTTTGAGTTTGTTTAACTTCAGCTTCCTGAACATCATTTTTCGGTTGATTAACCTGTTTGTCATCTGACATTGTTTCTCCTATTTGTTTATATTATTAGTTCGCCTTTTTTGTTATACCAATCAGGATTGACATAACTAAATTGATGTCTGCAATTATATCCACCTCTAACTACAAGCGGATTGCCTGATTTCTTTCCTGACCATGATCTGCTAGTCCATAATCGCTTGACTTCATCAATTGTAAAAAGTCCACCACTTCTTTTGTTATATACACCATTTATTAAATTTCTGCAAAAATCTCTAGTGGTTGGAATAACATCTCCATAGTATTTAACAAAAGTAAGACCAGCATCATTTGATTTATTAAAATTAAGGGTTGCATCAAAATCTCTTAATGAGTCGTTTAATATCTGACCAGCATACCTTTTCATATTCTCACCAGCCCTATCTCTTGCAAATTTAGTCTGTAATGTTTGTATTGCTTTATCAACTTGTGATTGTCTTGATTTAACATATTTGTTTCTATTAATGTATTCTACTAATGTATTTGCTTCTGCATCATCTGAACTAGCATAAATACCATTAATTGTTTGTCTAAGTTCTTTTTCTAATTCTGTAAAATCGTTTCCAGCTAAAACATTTTGATAAGTAATTTCTGACAATCTTCTTGTAAATGTGTTTGATACATCTTTAAACTGAGTAAAATATTGTTGTTTTAGATTTTGCACTAATGCCAAATCACCTTTTGTTAATTCTGAAAATTTTGCTAAATCAGATGCAGATACTTTGTTTTCTTTTCTTGCTCGTTCTAAAATACCTTTAAATGTTTTTTGAACTCTTTTAGCTTGTTTATTAAAACCCTCTCTCACAACTGTATCTGACCAAGCTAAATACTCTCTATCAAGTATTGCTTTTATTTTAGGTCTAATTGCTATAGCCGCTTGAAGTTCTATAAGTTTTCCATCAGAGGTTCTTCTTAAATCTTTATTTGCTAAAGCGGTTATCTCTCGTTCTATTCTGTCTAATGAAGTTACAAGAGTTTTATAATATTTTGCTTCTGCTATCTCAATTTGTTTGATACGATATTCGGTTGATCTTTGTACTATATCTGACATTCATTAAATTTCTTCTTGCTCTACTTCTTGATCTTCTTGTTGTGGTTCGTCTTGTGTGAACTCACCTACTTCTGCTTTTTGATCTATCTCGTCAAATATTTGATTTAGTTTTTCGTCATCATCTACAACTGCTCTTGCAATCTCTTTATCTATTTCTTTCATAAATGTAGGTGAACCAATACCGATTGATTTAGCTTGTTGATAGTAAATTAAATCAGTTGCATAATCTCTAATGTTAAACGAGTCAGGATAATTAATCTCACCATCGAATGTAGCATTTTGAAACATAGCATAACATCTAAATAATTGTTCTTCTGCTATTTCTAAGTTGTCTGCTTTTTCTGATAGTCTTGCATTAAGTAATTCAAATTCTGTTTGTAAAGCTATTCCTGATGATACTGCTTGTTTAGTTGTTCTTACTGCTCCTGTGTGTGCTATTCTATTGATAGCTTCTACCTTGTGATTTATAGAATCCATAAGACCTGATAAGTTTTGACCTGATGGTTGTAGTAAGTATGGTTTTAAGTTTGGTTCCATTTCTTCAGGCATTTCAATAACTGCACCAGCACCAGCACTAGCATTTACACTTGGAGTTTTTACTAATGATGGGTGATTAGTTAATCTAATTAATTGTTCTATTTCTGAAAGTTCATTGTAGATACTTTTTTGTAAATCAGCTATGTCTTGTAGGTCTGATTGACCAATCCCTTTTTTGTGTGATTTGGAATTGTATAAAATAACTGCTGGTATTTTGCCAATCAGATTATCGGCAGTATCTATTATAGTTGGGTCTGATCTATCATCTTTTGAATAAATTGTTTCTATTCGATCAGGAAACCACAATCTAAAATATGTACCACCATCTTTATCTACTTCTTCTCTAATTTTAAGATAGTCTAAATAATACTTACCATTTACTTCTCTTTTAAAATTCCAATCTAAAACATTCTCAGGTGTAACGATTGAAATGTATGGTCTTATTTCTTGATTAAGTTCGTCTGCTCTTGTTCGTGTTTGTATTGCTGGTTTATCTAAAATCATAAAACAATGACCATAGATAGCCGCATAATTTTGAGCCTGTTTCATAACAGAGTTAAAAGTGTTACCCTCTAAGTCTGCGTCTTTTAAGAATGATTCTAAACTAGGCTCATCAGCCATAGAACCAAAATTTCTTGATGCTTTTACTCTAAATAAAAAAGATGAATATATTTGAATAATATTTTTACAATGGTTATCGCAAGGTGTGTTACCAAGTCTTTGGTTGTATTCGTTATCTAATTCTAAATTATATCTGTTTAAGTATTGACCTATCGTGTAATCATAACCACCATTGAATGATCTTATATAATATTCCCATAGATTTACATTTTCTCTATAATCTTTATGGGTATTGTAAGCATCATCTCTAGTGTAAGCCATATTATTTCATGTTCCATCTTGTTGGTATTGAACTTGGCATTTGTGTTACTAAAGGTTTTATATAATCTATCATATATCCAAGAGCATCGTTCATATGGTCAAATCCATCTTCTTTATTAGGAATATTTGTATCTTCCTTGTATGTTTGTCTTTGTAATCCTTTTATAAGATATTTGCAAGAATTGGAAACAAAAATATGTCTATTACCTTTACTATCTTTGAGTTTTGAATTTACTGCATTGATTCTATCTCTTACTGCTGGGTGTTTATGTTTTGCTTTTACTGTAAAGCCACCATTCTGAAGTATAGATAAATCTGTTCTACCACCAGCAGATGTTTTTCTTTGTCTTGATGCTGGGTCAGGGTAGATAAATATTGGTAATTGTGTTCCATATCTATCTTTTATTTCTTGTACCATTTCGTCAGTATTACTTGAATAAATTACTATTTCATCAACTAAATATATCTTTTCTTTGTCTATCTGTGCAACACAACAAGACATTGGGTCTATGTTAAAGTCCATTCCAATATGTAAAGGTTTCTTCCAATCTATCTTTCTATTCACAACAGACTCTACAGGGTGAAAGTTATAGTAAATAGCACCAGCATAATTTTCAAAAGTACCCTCAAACTCTTGTCTGAATGTTCTTTGATCTAAGTCTTGTTTAGCTTGATCTATTTCTTTTGGTGTAACCATTCCACCATCTAATGTAGTAAATTGAAAACTATCCCATTCTTTATCTTGCTTACCTTTTAGATACATTTCATAAGACCAATTACCATATCCTTTAGGAGTTCCGCACATTAATACTTTTCCTAATGTATCTGATATTGATGCTCGTAATACTTCAAACCAAGTTCTTTTATCTATATCTGCAAATTCATCTAATACTAAAAAGTTTAATCCTGTACCCCTAAGCGAGTCAGGTACATCAGCAGACTTTAATGATATTGTACTATTTGTTTTTCTAACAGTTATTGTAAGT